TAATTAATCTATCTGCAAAGCTTTGGTCGCATAAAAAAGTAAAGTCTATAGTTCCACCATCGTCTACTGTACCTGTAGGCATTTGTCTTTCTGCACCAAGTTCAGACCAACTGGTAGTGTCTACAGACCTTCCAGGCAATGATGCAGATTCACATCTAATACCCATCATGTTTGTTTTTGGTCTCTTTGCTACCACTCCTACTTGACCATGTTTGTCAGAGGGGTCGTCTTTTGAAAAATCTATAGTTCTTTTGTTGGAAGTAAACATATTTGGTAAAAAGAATCTAACGTCATACCTGTTTGCTCTTGCGCCTACATCAAAACTATATTTTAGTTCGTCTACTGTACTCATATTTGTTTCCTAGAATTTGCATATACCGTATTTGTATTAACATTACCAAAGTCTGCAGTCGGTAACATTGCAGCCACGTCCCAATAATCTTTTTGTATCTCCATAGGCACTCTTTTTATTCTACTATAAAGGTATCTCTTTACACATGGTAATGCAGGGTTTAGTCTTGATACTGCTTGAAAATAGTTGTAATCCACCTCTACACCTGTTTCAGTTGGTCTTTTATATAACTCTTCTAATAAGTCCTGCCTTGCCATTGGTGGAATATAATGTAGGTTAATTGCGTAAAATCCACTGTCAACAGTTCTTGTATCAAAAGGAATTATCAAAGGGAACCTATCAAACCAAGGCAACTTTGCTTTGGTTTTTGCATCATAAAACATCATATACATATTCCCTTCTACAATGTTTCCCACTTTAGTACCGTCAAGGTATATCTTTTCATTTTGTCTTCTATCAAAGATTCTTCTAATGTTTGTCCTAAACCATTCCAATGCAAGTTGTGAATGCTTACCAACATCTTCGGGTTTAAGATTTTCTAACTCTTCAAAAATAGTAGACATAATACTATTTATACTCAAGTAAGGTGTTCTTCGGTTAATATTCTGAAATTGTATTTACGATTTTTACAGTACTCTTCTGCGGCTTTGAATTTTGCTTGATTAACCCCGTAGGTTGCAACTTCTTTAAGATACCTTTGGGTTTTTCTTTTAGGAACTTTGGGTGGTTCACATTGTCTTTTGGGTTTTACTTCTATAATTTCACGTCTAACTGTACCCGATACATTCCTAACTTTAATATAGAAGTCGGGGAAGTAACGGTGTACTCTATTATCAATAGGGGAAACATATGGAATAACAATCTCTTCACTATTCCATTCTAGTATAGAAGGTGTGTTATCGCAATAATGCATAAACCTACGTTCCCATAGAGAACGATAGAAGACCTTTGTAGGGTCTCCTTTATATTTTTTATGATTCTTTGGACGAAACCGACCTTTATATGACATAAATAACAATAACTCTATAATAAAATTAACTTTCAGGAATATTTATATCACATGGGATTAAGTAAAATAATTAAAAAGGTAAACAAAGCAAAGTCTGCCGTCAAATCAGTAAAAGGTATAGGTGCAAAACTAAAAAGTTTACAATACGATAGTGTAACAGACCAACTTGGAGTTAGTGCCGAACAAGCTAGAGCCTACTTAGAAAATTCAAGAAAAAACGCTAAAGTTGTTAATCAAAATGAGAAAGCGAAACTAGCAATGGCGAAGCAACCTTATGAGATTTCTGAAGACCTTATATATCCTTTAAATGATACACTACCTAATTACTTGGTTTTTACTATACTACCAAGAAGAAATAATTCAAAAAGAGTAGCAACAACAATAGGTGGTAATAAAGATAACAATCAAGCAGGCACTTTTCCTAATGTGTTTGGAGACGGACAAACAAGAGATATTCTTCTTTATGTTCCTGATGGCACAACTTCCGATTCTAGTGTTTCTTTTGGTGATGCAGATTTTAGTTTAAGTAAAAGAATGATGAATCATGTAGTAGAAGGATATAAAGAAGCGGGTTTTGGTAAAGCTCTAGAAGCTGGTGGTGCAGGTTTTAACCAGTTAATAAAAACACAAATGACAGCATTTATGAATGGACTAACGGGTGGTATTCAAAATGTTAAACAAGGTCGTGCAAAAAATCCAATGACAGAAGCAATGTTTGAAGGTATATCCTTTAGAACCCATAAGTTTGATTATGAGTTCTGGCCTAAAAGTGAGTTAGAAGCACAAATGGTTCAAAGAATAATATACTCATTTAGAACTGCTATGTTACCTGATACATATGGGGAAAGATTTTTTACAAAAGATAAAGAAGCTAGTGGAACGGGTAACAGACATAAAGATAGTGATGAAAACTATTTTAACTTTCCTAATGTAATTAATATATCATACGAAGGGCCTCTTGAACAAAGACTAGATGGGTTTTTACCATGTGTATTGACTGATATGTCAGTTGATAATTTTAATGGTAATAAAGTTGCAATGATAGGAGACGGTTATCCTGTATCAACTTCAATTTCATTATCCTTCCAAGAAATTAAAATTCTTACTCAAGAATCATATCAACATATATCACCTCTTGGAAATAAAGCAATTTCACCTATGAAATCTAGGACACCTGATGCTGATACTAAAACTTAGGACATATTATGGCAAATAAATTATTTCAAAATTTTCCTAAAATACAATATACTCTTGAAAGTGGTAAAGTTATCACTATTAAAGATTTTTTCCGTAAAGCTAAGATAGAGTCTGCATCATTAGATTCTATTATAGAATATCAATACTATGAAATAGAAGAAGGAGAAAGACCCGATATAGTTGCAAGTAAATTATATGGAGATAGTGATTTACACTGGACATTTTTTTTAGTAAATGATTTTGATAATTACTACGATTGGTTTATGGAATATGAAACATTTGAAAACTATCTAAATGAAAAATATCAAGGTCAATGTTTAGTTGCAACAAATACAACAGATATAGTTTCTGCAAGTTCTAAATTTCTAGTTGGTGAAACCGTTACGTCAAACGTTGACGGTAAAACAGCAAGTGTTTTAAGTGTAGACCCAATACACAAGTGTCTTACAGTACTTGGAGATAATATAGAATCAGGAGAAACAATTTCTTCTCATGATAAAGACGGAAATGTTGTGAAGTCTTTTACCGTATCTTCTGTATCTGATTCAAAAGACGGTGTTCACCACTATGTAGATAGTTCAGGAAATAGAAGAACATATGGTGGAACAGGATATACACCAGTTACACACTATACTGAAGAATTCGAGGAAAACGAAAGAAAAAGACAAATTAAGATTATTAGTCCTAGCAAGATAACAGGAGTCTTGAAGGAATTTGAACGAATAATGTCAAATGAGTGATACAACATTAAAAACAACAAATAGTTATGAAGAACTCTATGACCTAGAGTTTGCAGTTCCTTTTGATTTAAGGTCAATACATTTGGTCAATCAAGAACAAATGTCAATAAATCTCAGAGAATTAATTTCAGGCTTCCAATTATATGAAAGTATACAAGATAAGTTTATATCGGGAGAAGTTATATTTGTAGATGGTGTAAACCTTCCAAAACTTTTTAGATTTACAGGACAGGAATACATTCGTATTTCAATGAGTGATGGAAGAGAAGACTCACCACTACATGATATGACATTTCGAGTAAGTAAACAAACGAATCAAGTTAGAAGTGAAGCTGGAATACTGCAAGGGTATAAATTAAATATTGAAGACCCTTCTTTAATTAAAGCATATACAAAAAGAATTAGTAAAGTACTTAGAGGTAAACAAAGTGATATGCTAAAAAATGTTTTATTAAAAGGTAGTGAAAATGATAAAAATACTTTAGGTTTATCAGAAGATGATTTAGGAGTTTGGGAAGACACAGAATCTGATAACAATCAATTTATATGCCCAAACTGGACGATAATGAATGCTATTGCCCATTTTGTAGAAGACGCTGATTATAGTACTGATTCACTTTGGAGAAATGGTATGTTTTTCTATCAAACGTTTGACGGCAAGTTTAATCTTAAGTCTATAGATGAAATGTGTAATACAAACGAAGATGATATTCAACATTTTGTTTATAAACCAGTCTCAGGTGGTCTAGATGCATTGGATACAGATAAAAAACAAATACTCGAAGTAACTAAACCAATTAGTTTCAATACAATTAGGGGAACAATATCAGGTATGTATGCTTCTAAAATTGAAACCTATGACCCAATAACAGGAGTGGTAAAAGAGAACGTATATGATATAGAAGAAACTATAGGTAGAGGAAAAAGTCCTCACGTTACAAATCAAGGGGCACCAATTTTAAGAACTCTTACAAGTTTACAGGTAGGAGAAGAATTAGGACTATCTACAAAAGACGTAGAAAGTGGAATGGACGTACCTGAAGTTATACAAATTTCTAAGTGGAATAACGAGGCACCGAATAAACAAAAAGACAATCTCATATTATACAATCATAATCATAATCATGATTTTGATAACAACAAAGATTTTTCTTCAAATGATGTTTTTGTAGGAGATAAAGTTACAAACAATTCAAAATTAGAAAGACTAGCTTTAAAGGAATTATTAAAACAGGAAATAATTTCTATAATACTTCCTATTAGAACAGACGTAAGTGTTGGTAACGTAGTTCAGTTGCAAATTCCTGAACCCGAAGTCCAAGATGAAAAATCTGATAATAAAGATTTAATAAATGATAATAGATATTTGGTAATCAACTCTTGTATTACTGTAAACAATGCTAAGCATAAAGGTTCTTTACACTTAGAGTGTGTGAAAGAAACTTTTAGTAAAATTACTCAGGAAAAACTTTTACAAATAAAAGAAAAGGCATCAACTCCATATGAACATGGAGTGGAATAATTATGAAATTATATTACGGAGTAGTTGAAGATAGACAAGACCCATTAAAAATTGGTAGGGTTCGTGTTCGTGTACATAATGTCCATACACACGATAAGAACTTAATTTCAACACCCGACTTGCCATGGGCTCATGTTGTTTTACCAACAACTTCTGCAGGGTTATCAGGATTCGGAACTCAACACGGACTCGTAGAAGGTTCTACGGTACTTTTATATTTTAAAGACGAACCGAAAAATCAACAACCAGTAATTTTGGGTTCAACTACAGGTATACCAGTTGAACATATTAAAGAAAGTTCTGAAGGTGAATTGCAATATAGAAATGTTCAACATGGATTTAATGACCCAAGAAGATTAACTAGTAGTGGATATGATGGAACACCTGATGGGAAAAATCCTGAACACTCTTCAAAGAGAGGGTTTGGATTAGAAAAAGGATTAGACACTGCACCAAAAAAACCTAAAAAGATTGAAGTAAACCCTCGTGGTGGTTCAAAAATAGAAGAACAAGAACTTAAAGAAAGTGATTTACCATTTTACCCATTAAAAGACCACTATAATAAATCTGATTTATCTCCACAGGCAACTGAAGAAAAAGATTTGTGGAGTTACAAAGATAGAAACGTAACATCAACAACAGGAGTAACTCTTGTATCTCCACCTGAAATAAAATCACCTGCAGACCCAAAATACCCATATAATAAAGTTATTCAAACTGAGTCGGGTCATATGGTGGAGTTAGACGATACACCAAAGAAAGAAAGAGTTGCAGTCGAACACCGTTCAGGAACTTACCATGAAATATATCCTGATGGAACTGAAGTAACTAGAGTTGTAAATGATAACTATACTGTAGTATGTAAAGACAATACACTTTGGGTTGGTGGGAATGTTAATATTCAAGTTCAAGGAAATGCTGATATTACAACAAATGGTGATGTAAATCTTAAATCA